CTACGTCAATGTAAAACACTCTACGTTCTGGTGCTCTTTGTACTCTGTAAATTATAATTGCGTCTTCTAGTAATTCTTTTTGTTTGTAAACTTTAAAAACACTTTCTAACAAACTGTTTCCAAATGGAAAGTTTAAATCTAGACCTTCACTTAAACTTAAATGGAACATATGTTTGGCATCAACAGCAATTTCTCTTTGTCCTGTTGCAAATCTTGTTCCTGGTGAATCTTGATAGTTTGCACCAACCATACCTCTTACACCACCTGTCAAATATCCTGAACCACCGCCAGTAACATTACCAGTTGTTTGATATGGAGTTGTTGCTACAAGATTTCTAAAGTTAAAGTTGATGTCTCTAACAACATATTGTTCAGGAGTTTTTCCTGTGCTTTCATTTACAATTATTTTAGAAACTTTTGCTGGATCAACATGAAACAATTTCTTTGTTTCTGGATCTCTAATAAAGAATGCATCACCGTATTTGAATACATTACGCATTACTTTAAAAATTCTTTTGTTTAAATCATTTAATTTGCACCACTGATGCAAATATTGTTCAATAATCTGTACTTCTGTGTTGGTTGCTTTCTGATTGTATGTGAATTTGAATGGAGTATTGTTCTGTGTGTTGTTCTGTGTGCAAAATTCTGCAAGAATATCCAGTGCCGCATTTACTTCACTGTCCATATCCATCACATTGTATTGTCCATATCTTTCTATTCTGTTTGGTGCACCACTGTACACATCTGGAAGATATGATGAATAGTTAGAACGTGCTGGTCCAGGTTTACCTGTTACTCCACCGCCCATTGCTGAATATGTACCATCAGATGCTCCTGCAACTGGTACTTCACTAAAAAATTTTTTCCAACTCATTATGTATTATCCGCCACTATTTTTGTATTGTCTGATACGTTCTTAGCAAATTTATTGTTTTCGCTCATCACCATTAAAACTTGTTCCATTGTAGTATTTAACTTATCCAACTTGTTTTGCGTTTCACTTGCGGAAGTTGTGATTGTGCCTGACATACCTGTATTCAAACTGTTCATTGCTTCGCCAAGATTACTTAAACTGTTAGCATACATATCAATCTTGCCTTTGTCAAGAGAATCCAGCGTTGCATTGACACTTTTGGCAAAGTTTTCTGGTCCGCCACCAAAGAGTTTTCCAAAAAAGCCTGTGGCTGATGCATTTGTGGCTTGTCCCATGTCCACCATTGCGCCTGCCAATGTTTTCAAACCATCTGCTGTGTCTTTGAGTGCTGAACCATCTATGTTGGTGATAGATTCCATACCAACTGAAAACTTTTCTAATGCACCACCCATTAGATATGTGGCGCCGGCAATACCTGCACCTAAGATTGCAATGGCACCTGATATTATACCTGCACCTAATAAAATTTTAGGATTAGCCAATGTGCCTAATGCTCTTCCTAATAGAGAAAATATTTTTCCTGCACCTGCACCTATTCCTTTAGCAAGTCCACCTATGTTTGCTCCTATTTTAGTAACAGCACCGCCACCGCCACCGCCTGGGAGATATGAGCCAACCTTACTAACACCTTTGGCGCCCATCTTTGTTAGAAAGGCTCCGCCTGCACCAGCACCTATTAAACCTAGGACACCTACAACTGCTCCACCAAAGTCTCCAAGTTTTTCAGTAACAAAAGATACCACACTGCCTAATCCTTCGAGAACTGCGGCAATTCCTGAAAATAAACCTGCCAACATTGTTGTTGCCGGAGCCAACACTGCCGCGAATGCTGTTCTGAGTCTTTGAGTTGCTCTATCAAATTGAAGTGCGGCTGTGCCTGCGGCTTCTTGTGCTTTTCTTTGTTCCTCAGTTACTTCTTCTAAATCACCTAAAGCATTTTTGAATGCAATAGTTTCAAATCTTACATCAAAGAAGTCCACGCCGAATTGTTTTAATTGTGCAAATCTGGCTCTTTCTTCTGCACTTAAATTTCCTGTCTCTAGTGCCGCTGTTTGGAACACAGACATCAATTGTTCTACTGAACCGGACTCACCTCTGCTGACTCTATCTAGTGCTTCACTGAATCCTTGCAACTGTAGAATACCAGCCTCTCTTGCATTTGTAGGAATTCCGCCTGTTGCAATTAAATTCCTTAATGACTGTCCAAGTTCTTGTGAACCTTTGTCTGTTAATGACAATGCTCTTTGTATCACTGCTTGTTGTTTTTGATCCATACCTGCCATTTGTATTTTTAATCTATTGTCAGCGGCATTCTGTTTCATCTCTTGTGCCAACATATCTCTATTTTTTCCTGTTAGTCTTGTCAACAAGTCTAGGTTAGTTAGATATTCATCCGCACCAGAGGCTAGATCTCTTGAAGTCATTGTTTGTGTTCTGCCTAATTGAGTTTGAATTTCTAAATATTCACCTGCACCTTCGGCGATTCTATCCATTGTAAATCCTAGACCAGTTAATTTTTCGAATGTTTCACCTTGTGATAGTTCAACAAGTGCTTGAGAAAATCTTTGGAATCCTTGACCAGCAGTTCCACCAAGTAAAGCAAGATTACCTTGAGCCGCCGCAACTGCTTGAGTTAGTTGCCCCATTGTAAGTCCTGTTAGTCCGGATACTCGTCTAAGATCACTGATGCTTTGTCCTGCTGTCGCACCCACAGTAGAAAGTGTTCTATAGAATTCAACATTGTCAGCCAACGCATCTAAAAGTGTACTTGCCGCGTAACCGACAGCCTGTCCAAATACACCCATTTGTCCAGTGGCAACTCTTACTATACCTCCTAAATCGCTTAATTTGCCTGTGGCTAACGACACACCGATGTTGAGTTTGTTTTGAAATTTGGCATATTTGTTTAAACCAGTGCTTGTTGATTCTAAATCTTCACTGAGATCTTCCAAATACGAACCCACCGTTTTCATTTCTTTGGCAGTCTTTCCTGTGGCTTGGGCCACTGCCGCCATGCCTGTGGATCCGCCCAGTGCTTTTACCAATGCTTTGAGTGTGGTTTCCTGAGCAATGCCTGAGGCGGCTATGCCCTTTGCCAATGCATCCAATTGATCTGGTGTTAAATCTGCCATATTACCAAATTGTATTTAAATCCAATCATTAAGTACGCACTTTATACTCATCACTAAATATGTGTATATTAAAAAGTGCGTAACACTTTTTTGTATTTATTGGAGATAAAATGACAGAATTGCAACAAGGACAAACACCACAAGCGAATCCTTTAAAAAAATATTACAGACAACCCAAGCAGTATATCAAACTGCCTAGCGGTTATAAATTTTATCCTGAAGGAGCGATAGACGTTTCGGAGTCAGGAGAGATTGCTGTGTACCCGATGACAGCAAAAGACGAACTACTTTTCAAAACACCAGATGCATTATTAAACGGTGAAGCCACTGTAACAGTGATACAGAGTTGTGTGCCAGCCATAAAGAATGCTTGGTCAATGCCTAGCATAGATGTTGATGCTGTACTGATTGCGATCAGAATGGCTACCTACGGCGACAAGATGTCTGTGCCAGTCACAATACCTAACACAAAAATACAAAGAGACTTTGAATTAGATTTACAATCATCTCTGGACAAACTGCTTTCAGCACAATATCAAGAAACTGTGTTTGTGGCAGACATGGAAGTGAAAACGAATCCTTTGAATTACAATCAATTCACAAAGATGGCAATTAAATCTTTTGAAGAAGCACGTTTACAAGAAACAATCAGAAACCAAGACATACCTGAAGAAGACAAACTGAAAAGATTTCAACAGAGTCTAACAAAATTGACTGCGTTAAATGTGGGCATGGTCACTGAAACTGTGGTATCTGTGAAAGTTGATGGACAGACTGTAACAGATAAAGTCATGATAGCAGAGTTTATCGAAAATGCCGAAAAAGGATTCTTCCAAACAATACTGGATCATCTAGAAAAACAAAGAGATGCCTTTGCACTTCCTGAAATGACAATCACAACCACAGAAGAAGAACGCAAAGAAGGTGCTCCGGAATCTTTCAAACTACCTATACAGTTCGATACAGCAAATTTTTTCGCTTAAAAATTTCCACACTGGATATTTCTGAGATCCTTAAAATGGCTAAGGATATGGAAAATGAAATCAAGAACTTCAAAGCAGAACTCACAAAAATTGCTTGGTTCATGCGTGGTGGAGTTACCATGGAAGAGATATACATGAGTGCACCAGAAGACAGAGAGATCATGGCAAAAGTGATCAAGGACAATCTGGACACAGCCAAAAAAACAGGACAACCGTTCTTTTAATGCAAACAAACACAATATATAAAGTGTAAAAATATCTACCTTACAGACATCTAGAATCAAATATGCTATTTTAATGATGAAACCACCTGTTCTAAATAATACACCTATGCAAGTATACACGCAAATTACCAAACCTGCGGAACTAAACGGAGATGACATTTGGATACCCTGTATGAAGACTTATACAGTGGACCATGATCCCGCCACGCCGCAAGGCTTAATTATCACACACATCGAATCCGTCAATCATTACAAACACAGTCTCAAAAAATTACTAGATCAAAAAATTTATGCAGTAGGTTCCAAAACCTATGATAGACTAGTGGAGTTAGGATTTGATGAAAACAACATACACTGGCGACACAAAGCGGACGAACTCAAACTGATGAGTAAAGATGTAGGGCCACTCACGTGGCTCCGCGGAGACAAGTACGCCAGAGATTTTTCTAAGATGCCAAATGTTACCACAATCCAGACTTACGAGTCACGTCCTGACAGGGACGCCGTTAAAAAAATTTTAAAGATGGATCCCAAAGTGATTCATGTATATCAACAAAGTGTGTTGGAAGAATTGGAAGTTAGAGATTGGAGTCACACAAAACTCCGCTATGTTCAGAGTGCAGACCCTGATAAGAGTTTGTGGTTGGATTGTGAACAGTTTGATCCTAATGTTTAAGAACGACTGCGTCGTTCTGCTTCGCTAAACGCTCAGCATTTAAGCAATCAACATAACGAAGTTATGTGTCGCATCATGCAGATAGTTGATCCATACTTCACCCGTTTGGGCAAAGTAGGAGCCATCATGCGAGATTAGCCTGCCATTGTGTGAGAGGAAATTTCTTTCGAACGGAAGCGGTGACCCGCCAACTCCCTATTCCAGACTTCATAGTCACGGGCAACTGACCCACCCTTCACAAACAAAGTGAGTAGTTGTGATGTTGTATCTTTTTCACAGAGCATCTTCTTTTGTGCCTTAAGTAAGCACTTGCCTTGCAACTCAGGATTCACCTAACGTTTTATCAACTGCATTTCCTGGATATTTCTATCAACTGTGTTGCTATGTTAAGCCTTGTGAGATTTTAATTCTTCTTTTAGGACTTTGGATCCGCCTACGCGAACATTAATAATTCCATTGTAGTAGTCGTCTGTTTCGAGTACTCTTCTGTCAAACTGTTCCTTGGCTTCCAAATAACTCATTGTGCCTCTGTTTGAGCAAATGTATAGTATTTCCCTAGTAAATTTTTCTTCCCCTTGTGCCTTGACGTCAGCAACCAAATGATCATTGGAACCCCAATAGTCTCTCCAGTCACTTTCGACCTTGCTTCTACGTTTGTTTATTCTTCCCTTGAGTGGCGGACGTGTCTTCTTGAATTTTGCCAGTTTTTTGCCCACATATTTTTTACCGTTGGTTGTATTGGTAATGAGATACACAAAGCCTTCACAGTCTTCTGGCAGTGTGTCTATGGGTTTTCCTTGATATGTCCATGCCATACCAATACTTACCTGGTGCTATTTTTGGTTGTGTGTCTTTTGATTTCTACTGGATTCAAACTCTTCTGTGAGTTCTTTTCTACGTGTTCGGGCCAAAATTCGAATTTCCGCGAGCGCCTTTCTGGCGGCTACTTTGGTAGCGAGGCTTCGCCTCTTCGCGAACTGCTCGTTTGCCTTGAAGTACGCCATGTATGCTTTGGTCAACTTGTCATGTGTATCATCTTGTATGCTCATAAGTCTCCACATCATTTGCATAAGAAGTGAATCCGTTTTCTTTGATCACTTTCAATACATTGTTTACACGACCAACCAGTTCATCTTTGTGACTGATTAAGAATATGTTTTTGCCTCTTTCCCTACTCATTTTCTTCAATATTGCCAACGAACTTTCAACACCTGCACTGTCCATACCACTGTCTATCAATTCATCTAGGAATAACAGATTAATATTTTGATACAAGTTCTCCCATACATCTCTGAATGCAAAACTCATACCTAGTATTAATCTGTTACGTTCACCTCTACTCAAGTTGTCAAAATCTAAACTTTGACCAAGTTGAGTGATTTCCACACTTAAATCATTTTGGAAAGTGACCAAGTGTGGAAGTCCTAATTGATCCAAGTAGTGTGTTAACCTGTTGTTCAAGAAGGTCAGGTTTTGATCAATTATCTTTTTCCTTATGAAGGAATCTTTGTTTGTTAACAATTTGTACAAGAATTCTTGATGTTCTTTAAGTTTTTGTAATGTGTTTGCTTCATCCCAATTTATTTCTTGTAGTGCTTGTTTTTGTAATTCATCTATTTGATCTATGTATGGATTGGATTCTTTTTGTTTGTTTTTCAATGCAGTTTCTATGTTGCCTACATACTGTTTGTGTTCATATGCTTCTTTAATTGTGTCATAGTATGTGTTGGGTTTTTCAGTGAGATCACCCAATTCATTTAATTCTTTTTGTGTTTCATCAATTTGTTCCTGCAGATCCATCACATAACTGTTTGCTTCACCATATTCTTCTTCCAATTTTCTTTGCATTTCTTCTATTTTTTCTATTGGCAAGTCTTGCCCACAAGCATAACAAGTGGCTTTTTCATGTAATTTGCTTAAATCTTTATCTAATTTTTTGGCAGTTTTGTCTGCTTGTTCTATTGTGGCTTCTAAATTACTTTTATCTTTTACTAATTGTCTTTGTTCTTTGTCCAGTTTGTGCCAATCATCTAGTATTTTGTGTGCTTCTAATTCTTTTTCAACATCAACATTTTCTAATTCTTTTAGATTTGATTTTAATTTTTCAATATCATCTTTGTTTTGTGTTGCCCAAGCACTGCTTTTATGCTGTAAACTTTGTATTGTTTCTTCAACTTTTTGATTACTAATTTTTAAACCTTCTAATCTTGCTGTTTCCATAGCAATATCTTCTTTGGTTCTTTTAATTTTTGTTTTTAAGATATCTGCTTTTTCAGATAGTAACTGTATTCCTAATAGTTGTTCTATAATATCTTGTTGTTCTGAATGATGTAGTGCTAAAAATGGTTGTGTGTATGTGTT